GTCGTTTGTACGATTTTACAACTTAAAACTAAAAGGGAACCATGCCATTATATAAATGCAAATGCAATAAAACAACAATAGAAGTTCAAAGCGCAACTATCAGAGTAGTAGCAGGGCTAGGCGCTGTACACGATGTTAAATGTGCAGAGTGTGGCAGCTACATGGAGCTAGCAAATCCTAAAGAGGGTTGCGCTGGATTTACTTCTAACAAATACGGTCAACTATGATAGCCCTAGAACTATTTGCAGGATCTAGGAGCTTTGGCAAAGTAGCTGAGGAGTATGGCCATGATGTAATAAGCACAGATATTGAGCAGTTTGGTGATATTGATATGGTAGGCAATATTTTAGATATTCCAATAGAAACTTTTGCAGACTTAAAGCCAGATATTATTTGGGCTAGTCCTCCATGTACTTGTTTTTCTGTAGCCTCTATAGGCCACCACTGGCATGAAAATAACACACCAAAAACTGAACAGGCTATACTTGGCGTTCAGATAGTTCAAAAAACTATTGACATAATTAAAGCCTGTAATCCTAGATACTTTTTTATAGAAAACCCTAGAGGTAAATTAAGAAGTCTTAAAATATTAAAGCATATACCAAGGACTTCTGTATGGTATTGCCGTTATGGAGATTTTAGAGCAAAGCCTACAGATATATGGAGCAACCATATTGCAGATTTATTTAACCCAGAAGGCTGGATGCCCAGGCCAGAGTGTTTTAATGGTAACAAAAATTGTCATCACGAAAGCGCGCCCAGGTCTTCAACAGTAAAAAAATTAAAAGCTCAAGGCATAGAAGTAAAAATAGGAGGCACCCAAGGGCAAAAAAATAACCACGAGCGCAGCAAAATACCTGCGCAACTAATGATAGAAATAATAAAAAGTATACCTAATGACTGAACTACAACAAACAATACTAGACCAGCGTACCCTACAATACGGAGCGCATAGAGATCTAACCCCAGGCGTACAGAGTTTAATTTATACTCTTGCTTGTGTTGAAGCAGAGGAGCAGCAGCTCCAGGAGTTCTGCGATAATAACGGAACTTGCTACCAGGTAACTGGCAAGAGTGGAGATGTATATTCAAGGATGCGACCAGAGTGGCAACAGCTAAAAGAGGCTAGGATGCGAAAGCAAGCAATTATAGCAAGGTTAGAAAATTGGATAGGAGAGGCTGCGCCAAAGGATGACGAGCTGAGTGAGTTTCTTAAATGAGCTACTACTACGATGAGCAGGCAGCCGAGCGCTGTGTAACTTTTATCGAAAGATTCTGCACCCATGTCAAAGGTGAGCTAGCTGGCAAACCCTTTATACTAGAGGAGTGGCAGAAGGATGATATCATAAGGCCACTGTTTGGTTGGAAGCGTGAAGCAGACGGCCTAAGAAAATACCGTACTTGCTACGTAGAGATACCTAGAAAAAACGGTAAGAGTAACCTAGCAGCAGCTTTAGCCTTGTATTTACTCTTTGCAGATGGAGAGCCAGGGGCTGAGATAATTAGCGCTGCCGGTGATAGGGGCCAAGCAAATATTGTTTTTCAGATTGCAAAAGAGATGATAAACAACAATAAGCATTTAAGAGCTAGGGCTAAGGTGCTTAGAAATATAGTGGAGCATAAAGGGAGTTGGTATAAATCTATAAGCGCAGAGGCATACACTAAGCATGGGCTTAATTGCCATGGCATTATTTTCGATGAGCTACACACCCAGCAAAATAGGGAACTGTGGGATGTATTGAGTACGTCAGTAGGAGCTAGGAGGCAGCCAGTAATTATAAGCTTAACTACTGCTGGCCATGATCGCTCAAGTATTTGCTACGAGATGCACGAATACAGCGAGGCGCTTATAAATGGCTCTATAGTAGATGAAACATTTTTACCTGTGCTATATAAAGCAGATGCAGATGATGAATGGACTAGCCCAGAAACGTGGAAAAAAGCTAACCCAGGGTACGGCTCAATATGTAATGAGGCTTATTTTGAGGATGCAGTAAAAAAGGCTAAGAGTAACCCTAGCTGGATTAATAGTTTTTTGAGGCTACACCTTAACATTTGGACTAGCGCTGAAACGGCATGGATTCCAGATGATATATATATGAAGGGAGCAAAGGAGATTCCTTATGACAGGCTGCCTAGCTTACCTGCCTACGGAGGTTTAGACTTAGCCAGTACCCAAGATTTAACAGCCTTTGCTTTAATTTTTAGAGATGATGAGAATGATTGCTTCTATTTGATATGCCATCAATTTGTAAATTCAGAGAAGGCCCACAGTAAAAAGCTAGCAGCAGGAATAGACTACATAAGCTATGCTAAAGAGGGAGATGTAACCATAACACCAGGTAACGTAACTGATTATAGAATAGTAAAGCAGCACATATTAGATGCCTGCGAGAAGTACGATGTACGCGAGATAGGTTATGATCCTAAGTTTTCTACCTACATAGTAAGCGAGTTAATTGAGAATGATATAGAGATGCAGCCTATGGCTCAGAACATCACTAGTATGAACGGCCCTACTAAGGAAATGGAGATGGAGATAATGAAAGGCAATGTAATACATGGAGGTAATAGATGCCTACGCTGGCAGTTTGGTTGTGCTATAGTCTATACAGACAACAACGAAAACAAAAGAGTGATAAAAGAGCAGAAGGAAAACAAGAAAGTTGATGGCGTAATAGCTTCTATAATAGCTTTAAACAGTTACGTCCAGAACAAACTTGATGGAGATGATGATATTATATTAGATATTTTAACACTTTAAATTTGGAGTTTTGATATTTTTGTATTATAATACGCGCGCATGAGTACCTTAGCAGAAAGATTTAGAGGTTTGTTCCGCGCTCGCATAGGAAAATACGACAGCAACACAGTAGCTCAGAACGTCGGTTTGTTTCCAATGACGAAAAGCGGAGCCTCTATAAATGAAAACAGCGCCTTAGCAATTAGCACAGTTTACGCTTGTGTTTACAAAATAGCTTCTACAATAGCAGCACTAGGGCTAGAGTTATATGTAAGAAAGGGCAACCGAGTAGAGGTAGCCAATGTTCATCCAGCGCGCGACCTTTGCACAGTAAAGCCTAATGAAGAGCAGACACCCTATGAGTTTTGGGAAACAATTATTGCAAGCGCTCTCCTATATGGAGTAGGCTATGCTGTTATTGAGCGCGATGAGAGAGAGTATGGAAATAGACTAATCTTTGTACATTTTACAGATGTAGATTTAAAACAGGTACAGGATGAGCGAGTTTATACCGTAAAGGATTACGGAGTAGTTAGGCCAGAGAATATGCTAACTATATGCAACCTATTCCGCATGAGTCCAATTAGATTACACCGCGAAAATCTAGGGCTAGCAAAAAGCGCACAGGATTTCGGAAGTGAATACTTCGGCCAGAGTGGCCAGATGACTGGTGTGCTAACCTCAGACCAGCCACTAAAGAAAGAGCAAATGGATATCATCCAAGGCTCATGGAATAACGGGGCGGCTAATGCAGGCACTAAGCTTATGCCGTTTGGATTTAAGTACCAGCGTATATCTATTGCACCGGACGAGGCGCAGTTTATAGAAACTAGACAATTTCAAGCGCAAGAGATCTGCAGAATCTTTTCGGTTCCCGCAGCCCTCGTCCAACTACCAGGCTCAGAAACTTACAACAATGTAGAGCAACAAAATCTAATGTTTGCTAGACATACTATCCAGCCATGGGTTAAGAGAATACAACAGGAAATAGATAAGAAGCTAATACCAAGCTTTGACAAACCTGCTGTTTATTCTCGTTTTAATCTTAATGATTTATACCGCGGAGATATGGATGCCCGCGCTGGCTTCTTTACTCAGATGCTTCAAAGTGGAGTTATGAGCATAAACGAGGTTAGGGCAGAAGAGGATAAAAATCCTATAGATGGGGGTGACGTACATTTAGTACAAGTAAATCAAATAGCCCTAAATAAAATAGAAGACTACAGCGATGCAGTATCAAACAACAACAACAATGGAGGAAGAGAAAACGACACCCCAGGAGAGCCAGGAGAATAGAGAGGAGCTTGAAACTCGCGCTCACTATTCAGTAAGCACTAGCACGATTGAGGCTAGGAGCGATAGTGATGATATGATTATAGAGGGCTATGCAGCGCTTTATGATAACGAAACTAACATAGGCCCTTTTAAGGAAACTATTGCTAGGGGCGCTTTTGATGATGTTATGCAAAATGATGTCAGGGCTTTATTGAACCACAATCCAGATTTTATTCTCGGCAGATCAGGAGCAGGCACCCTAGAGCTAGAGCTAGATGATACTGGCCTAAAGTACAGAGTACACCTAGGTGAGCAGCAGTACGCTAAGGATTTATATGAGAGCGTAAAGCGTGGTGATATTTCACAAAGCTCTTTTGCCTTTACAATTGCAGAGCAGAGCTGGAGCGAGGATAGAACAGTAAGAAGTGTAGATAAGGTAGCTACGTTATTAGACGTTAGCCCAGTAACCTACCCAGCTTATAAAGACACTCATGGTTTAGTAGCTAGAAATGAAGAAACTGAGCCAGAGCAAATAGATAACGCTGTAGAAAATACTACGAGCGATAACAATAAAGAAGTTAAAAAAACAACTAAAAACAGAAGTAAAATGAACTTGAAAGAGTTAAACGAGCTTCGTGGTAAATTTTATAATGAGCACGTATCTATGATAGAGAATGCTGAGAGTGAAGGCCGCGAGCTGACAAATGAAGAGGAAACTAGAGCAGACTACCTTGAGGGGGAGATTGAGCGCCTAGATAACAAGATGAAGCGCAGAAAAGCGCACGAGGATATGATTGCACGTACAGCTAGCTTTAGCGGTATGGGTGTTTCAGAAACTAAAGAAATTGATAAGGTTAACCGTAACTTCTCACTATCTCGCGCTATCCAGGCTGCTAGCTTTGGAAAGTCGCTAGAAGGTGCAGAGGCAGAGTGGGCACAAGAGGCAGCTAAAGAGTATGGCTCTAGAGGCTTACAGATGAGCGGTCAAATCGGTATTCCATCGAGCGCTTTATATCGTGCTGGTGGTGCTGACAACTTCCAGGCAGGTTCTGGAGATGGCTCTGGATATGTAGCTACTGAGGTGCCCGGTCTAATTGAGGCTTTACGCGCTCCAACTATGGCGGAGAGAGTAGGAGTTACTACTATCACTAATGCTACTGGAAACATTAAGTTCCCTAGAGTGTCTGAGAAAGCAGTAGGAACAGCAGAAGGCGAAGTGGATGCAGATGCAGCGTCAGGAATGGAGCTAGATGAGTTAACACTTTCTCCAACACGTGTAGCTAACCATACTTTATTCTCAAAGCAGCTTATCCTACAGGGTGGTGCTGGAGTAGATAGCATGATTGCAGCAGAGCTAGCAGCAGGTATTAACGAAACTATTGACAAGGATGTATTTGCTAAGGCAGTAGCTGGAGCTGGTTATCAGGGTAACTTATCTCACGGCTCTATCGCAGCTTCTCACATTTATGCAGTAGAGAAGGCAGTACTAGCAGCTGGCGGAGATTTAGCTAACGGGCAGTTTGTACTTTCTCCTACAGCTATGAGCGTTCTTAAAGGTGAGGCAGCAGTAGCTTCTATTAGCGCTTTAATGAACGATAATAAAGTTGACGGTTTTACTACACACTTTACGCCTAATCTAATAGACTCTACAGCAGACGAGGGTGATCTTTGCTTTGGTGACTGGTCTAAAGGAATGGTATTAGCATTCTTTGGTGGTGTAGACATCTTAGTTGACCCTTACAGCAATGCAGGAACAGCTAGAATAGCTCTACACGTTAATAAGTTCTATGATGCAGGTGTACGCCAAGCAGGCGCTCTAGCTCGTATTAAGGACTTCGTTGCGTAATAGTTAGAAGATAAATGAAAGGGGGCGGGTTTAGCGCCCGCCCTTTTTTTATACTAAACAGATGAAACTAGAAATAACTACACAGCCAACAGGTACAACACTTCTACCGCTCTCAACAGCTAAGGAGTTTTTGCGCGTAGACCATAGCGATGAGGATACAACTATAACAGCTTTAATTAATGCTGCTGTACAACATTGCCAGGATTACACAAACAGGCATTTTGTAGATTCTGCTTTCACTCTTAGCCTAGATGACTTTTATAACTGTGAGTTTTCTACAGGCCCAATAAACACTATAACAGGTGTAACATATAAAGACGTGGCAAATGCTACGCAGACTTTAGCTACTTCAAAATACTGGTACGATACTAAGCGCGAGCCTGGGCGTATTAATTTTGATAGCCCACCAGATGCCTACGATGATGATTTTAACGTAGTAACTATTTCTGGTACACTAGGAGAGGCTCCAGCAGACCCTATACTGCATGCCGTTAAAATGCTAGTAGCTCACTACTACGAAAACAGGCGCGCAGTAATAACTGGCACAATCACAGCAGAGATGCCTTTAGGTGTAGCTGCCTTGCTAAATCCTTATAGAATCATATCTAATAAATGAATATAGGCGGATTAGATAGGAGGATAACAATACAAAGCCCTACGCTTTCAGCTAACGCCTATGGCGAGCGCGAAGAGAGCTGGGGTACTTTTGCTACGTGCTGGGCACAGATAGAGCGCAAGCCTGCTGCTGTGGAGCAAAACAGCGGCGAGCAAATGGTCAGCGTTAATAAAGTTGTTTTTAATATTCGTTACAGCTCAACAACTAAAGCAACTAAAGCAGGGTACCGTATAAATTACGATAGTAAAAACTACACTATCCTAGGAGTTCATGAAGTAGGCAGGCAGGAGCGCATTCGTTTAATTACAGAAATAATTGAGTAATGAGTGAAGCTATTTCAATAAAGGGTTTAAACGAGCTATATAGAAAGATTGACAAAATTGCTAAGTGGAGTGATCGTGACAGCACTAAGCTGCAAAAAGTAGGTCACAGGGTAGGTGATGTTTATGCTAACTATTTAAAGTCTAACATTAAAGACACTAGATTTGAAGGCAATAAATTTAGAGTTACTCACACTGATAAAAGTGGTGGTAAGTCTTACACCTGGACTAGACCAGGTCAGTTAAAGCGCTCCGCTGGTACATGGCT